GATGATAAATATAAAGATTGAGAATTATCTAATATTAAATTACCTGAAAGAGTATCAATTTTATTGTTCGTGCTGGCAACTTTAGTGCCATTTTTACTGGTGAAAGAAACATCTATATTCCTTCCCTGGGGGTTATCTATAGATATATCTTTGATTACTGCTTTTTGAGAACCAGATGTAGAGACTATTTGTTGACCATTCAATAACTCTGTGTAATTGATGTCGGTATCTTCACCAAATTGTTTTAATGTATCTGCCATTTTACAAGCTTGTTAACTTCAATATACTTGTTATGTTAGCACCCTCCACTGGTGCTGACCATTCAGGAGCCGTAGCCCCTGAGTTCATCGCTAGTATTTGACCTGCTGTTCCTTTTGGTAATCTTTGCTCTCCAGATCCATCACGATATAGTAAGTCACCTTGAGTTGTTAGGACTGGAGTATTAGCAGCAGCCCAGGTTAGTTTGTCAGTACCGTCTTTGTATTGCAGGAAGAAGCCGTTGCTTGGAGTATTTGAAATATCTAGCTTTGCTTCGACAATCGAATCATCTGGGATTCTAGCCGCTGGTAAATTCCCACTACTAATATTTGATGCGTTGGTTGCGTCTGTAGTAGCCGATGCAGCTAACCCAGAAATCTTAGATGTACTTATCCCTGCACTACTAGATATATCTCCATTAACAATACTTCCATCAATGATGTGACTTGAGTTAACTGAGTTAGCACTAGGGGTTCCAATACTTACTGATGATCCCTGTGTAATGATAAAGAAATCACTTCCAGATGCAGGTGCAGCACTGAAGATTATGTCATTACCACTAATCGCAAACCCTTCTGACGGTTGACCTGAACCTGGATTAGGCTTCTGAATAACACCGTTAATACTAACTATTAATTGTTGAGCACCACCTGAAGCAGGATTGCTTAAAGTAAACCTGTAAGCACTACCATTGAATGTTGCGCTACCACCTCCAGTACTAGAAGAGCTAGAGAGAGTATTTATATAGAAGCTACCAACTGATGCAACGTCATCCCACGATGAACCGTTATACACCTTCATCTTGTTAGCGGCGGTATCAAAGTAAAGATCACCTTCATCGTTGTTAGATCCAGGTGCAGAACCTGCTATTCGATACCTGCTATTGAAATCATTGATGTCATCGCTTAATTGTTTAACATCTGTTTCACTTGTAAGAATTTTGTGATAGCTGTAAGTATTAGCAGTGGAAGTAGATACGACAATTAAGCCAACACCAGCAGCTAATGTTTCTCCGTTTAATGAGCTAGGGAATCCATTAATAGTTACTGTCGTATTATCTAATCTTCTTCCTGTTGTACTTACTCCAGAGCCGTTAATCACTACACCAGCAGCATTGTTAATACTGACTACAACACCAGTTGCAGGTTGAGTATTAGGGAATGAAACCTCATCAGCAATGGTAGTAAATCCACCAATAGCTGTTTGAGAACTAGCAACGTGAGCAGCAATAACTTTTGAAGAAGGTATCTCTGTATCGCTAGTGGTGTCTAATGTTCCACTAGAAGTTTTAAAAGATTTACCAGCGACAATATTTAATTCAGTAGTACTAGCATTTAATCCTCCAAGTTTGTTGATCTGACTGGTATTAACAGCACTCGCACCAGTTAAAGTAACACCGTCTAGTACGTTTAATTCGTCTTTAGTTGAAGTCAGTCCTCCTAAAGCGTTATTAATAATACTTGTAGTAACAGCAGTAGATCCAGTCGTTACAACGCCATCTATTACCTGAACTTCTGCTTGCGTTAAATCAGCTAAAGCCGATGCCGTATCGGCGTGCATTGTTGCGAGTTCTGTTAATTTAGTACTTTCGTCTTGCTTGGCATCTAATTGAGTTTGAATACTAGAAGTAGCATCTACCCTATTTAATTGAGCAGTAGTAACTGTGGCTCCATCTAATATTTTTACTTCAGCTTCAGTAAGGTCAGCTAATGCTGCTGCTGTAGTAGAACCCATTGTTGCGAGTTCTGTTAACTCAGCATCTGAAGCTTGCTTTGCGTCTAATTGAGTCTGAATATTTGAAGTAACACCATCAACGTAATTAAGTTCAGTAGTTGTAGCAGTTAGCCCGTCTAATGCTTGAACTTCGTCTTCTGTTAGATCAGCTAGTGCATTAGCTGTATTTTGAGCCATTGTGGCTAGCTCAGTCAGCTTGGCACTTTTAGGTTGAGCATTTGTGTCTACATAATTCTTGGTTGCTGCGTCCTGCGCTGCTGTTGGATCACCGACGTTGGTTAGCCTTAGATTATTTAGTGTTGGTAGGGCTGTAGCAGGATCAACGCTGACTGTTTTGCCTTGGTTATCTTTTAGCTCTTGGTCTATATATAAACTCTGTAATGCACTTGTATCTAAGTCGTTAGCAGTAAGGGTTGAACCATCTGCATAATCGACAAGAGGTGAACCAAGTGATGAGTTTCTTCTTACTTCTACTCTTAAGTTTGCTGACGCTGTACCTGTATTAAGTCGTATCAGTTTAGGAGATACGTTAGTTATTACTTGATACTGGTTAGATCCTGATCCTTGAGTGATCTTGCTGTAATTAAGGTAGACCTCTATATGTTCTTCTTTGATGTACGGAAAGGTAAACGTGAAGTCAGTAGTACCCTGTGCTGACGAAGAATTTACTATGTACGATGCTGTGTAACTCATGGCTTAATTTAGGCTTGGGGACTTCAGAAACTTCTTAGTATTGATATTATCCTCTAATGTCGGCTCCGACAGTTGCAATCCTAATTCATTTTGTAATTCTCCTTTTGTCTGCCTTTGTCTTTCCATTAAGACTTCTAAGATATATGGATTGTCATTTGAATTTAAAAATAGGAATTTACCTTGTTTCTTATATTCATCAATGATTGGCTTTAACATATTCATTCGTTCAGAAAGAATGTAGCTATCTCCTTCTTGGTCTGCTGGTGCGTTTTGATACAGGTCAGTACTCATTACTTTCCATAAAGCTTCATGTAGTAAAAGACTATTGTGTGCTGAATTTGGATCATTCATTGGTGTAGCTGCTATGTACTTTAAATATTGATCGTATGCAGGTGCACTTAATCTGGCTCCTTTCTGAATTTCAGAAGGTCTAGGTGCAACGAAATTAGATCCCATTCCTCTAAGTCTCATTAGTTCATTCATTACATAGTCTTTTGGCCCTGCATCTGGTCTTCCTGGTCTTCCTTGTATTTGAGGTAAACTACCGATTACTGGAATAAGAGATAGTCCTGCTGGTAATGCAGTAAGCAAGAATGTATTACTTAATTGTGCATACCAAGGTTCATCCGCTAAAGGCATTTGATGACTACCTAAGAATCCAGGGTTTAACAATGGATCGTATGTAATCCAGTTCCTTCTAGGTGGAAGAGTTTTTGACCATAAAGGAGTGTTTGCTTTTAATTGATTGAAGAAACTTTCAAAAGCATTTCCAAGCAGATGTCCTTCTGTTTTGTATCTATAGCTTTGTGCCATCAATTCATCATCACCTTCAAATTCAAAAACTTTTTCTCCTTCTGGATCTAAAACATTTCTATTTCTACCTGTCGGTGTAACTCTTTTGTATGGATCTATTGCTTGTGTAAGCGTCCTTAGATGTGAAGATCGTGGAGCGAAACTAACTGCTAGTTTTTCAAAATATCGTTGGAACTTACTAGCTTCTCCTGGTTGAGTTGGGAATTGTTTAGCACCAGGTGCACCTGCTGTTGATAAAGTAGCATCTGCAAAATCTGCAATTCCTTCGTAATAGCTAGATCTAAATCTTCCTGTTACTACGTTCCATGCAACTTGAACAACTAAAGCAGCCCCTAAAGTATCTTTCTGTTGTCTTGTTAGTTCAGGCCCGATTGCCATAACGTCAGCAATCATTCGGATTAATGAAGCGGCTGGCTCATAGTTTCTATAAGAAGTCCATCCACCCCAGATTGGATCTCCATTTGGATCAGTACCTATCTTAAATCTGATTGAATCATGTTGGTTTTGTGATCTCCAAAGTCTGTAAGCTTCTGGTTCTGTTGGCCCTGATCCTGTTATTTGTATGTTGTCATTGTTAAATGCAATCATTAAAGCTGTTATTACTGTTGAACCTGTTGCGACTTCGCCTTTCCATCTGTTAGCAAAGTAACTATTTTCATCTAGCAAGTCTCTGTATAAAGTATCAACCCCCTTGTTGCCAGGAAGAGGAATCATTCTAATAAATTGTTTTGTTATATCTCCTGGGCTTCTGTTAAAAGGTTGAATTAGTGAGCCTATATAACCTATGTGACTTCTCTGAAATTCTCCCCACTTACTAGGTAAGTAAGACCATCCTCCTGTAATACCTGGTGTCTTTTCTCCTGGCATGTTAAGAGGAGTTGTCATTTCTTTCCCTGACTTATCGACCAATCCGTTCTTATATTTAATTGCAAAGTCGTTGATTTCTTTGTCGCCTTTAATTCCTATTTCTCTTGCTAAATCTTGTCCATAAGCAATCGTTCTTTGTGGCATTAATGCCCTTACATCGTCTGTGAAAGTCAGCATCCGTCCGAATTTTAAAGCTGCTGGATGAGTCATAAGTGCATCTGTAACTTCAACTCCTCTAACGACAGCATCATGCGTAAAGAATTGGACTTTAGATTTAGCCCACTCTTCTGCATAGAACCAAGCATCTTTTCCTTCTAATCCTTCTCTGGCTGCTTGTTCTAATCCTTCTCCTATTCCATCTGCATATAAGAAACTTCTAGTTGCGATTGCTTTTTGTGTCGATTCAATCGCACCTTGTGTTCGTATATCAAATGTCGCTGCTTTCCATAACCAATTTTTTATAGCAATTTGTCTTGGACTTTTCCCTAGTTCTCTAAATATAGGCATTTCATTCAAATTATAAGCAGGATTGTTCTCATCAATCATTCCTCTTTCTGCTATCCCTTCTGCTTCTTGTACTGCTTTGTATGTGTTCAAATCCCAAGCAGAAGATCTTCTGTAAGGATCAACTAATGTTTGGCCTGTCATAAATGATTGCCTTCCAATCCTTAAGGCTCCCATTGATTCCAGCCACATTTGCCAGTACCATCTACCAGCAATATCTAAATTTTGTTTTATTCCTTTTAAAGGAATTATACCTCTTCTCGTTGTTAATTTATTCATAAAATCATAGACAGGTTCTGTAACCATTCTTGTTGTTGGGATTCCTGTCTGAACTGCCCAAGTT